TTCCGCTTAGGGTGTTGTTGTCAGTAGTTGCAACAGAGCTTAGGTTGCCCAAGTTTATATTGGCATTAGGAACGGTGATAGTACTAGTAGCAGCAGGAGCCACACCGCTAACTTCAAAAGCAATCTGCTTGGTAGCGTTATCATTGTCTTGAATACGGAAGGCAGAATCACTGAACACTGCGGGGGACACGACTGCCGCAGTTGTAATACCTGTAATACGCCCATAAGTATCTACCACTGGCACTGGGATAGCACTAGAACTACCATAAGTTCCAGCAGTAACTCCACTTGCAGCCAAGCTGATAGTTGGATTACCACTTACACCATCACCATTAGTAACTGTAACCTGCGAGGCTGTGCCTGTAATAGTCCGCTTAGTGAATGTATCAGCAGCCGTTTCTACAAGAACCCCTGGTGTATTATCCAATCCTGCAAGTGCTGTCAGAGTTGCATCTGCTGCTTGTTTGGTGTCAGCATAAGTTTTAACAGCTTTTTGACTAGGGTATTTTGTGTCACTATTAGCAGTAAGAGTACCATCGGTATCCAAATCAGTAGTTAATGCTAATCCTAATTCTGCTTTAGTCTTACCAGTAACCTGTCTACCAATACCAGTGAACACAGGAATGTCATTAGCCGTAGGTAATGTCACATCTGCTGATAATGACTTACCTAAAGCTGTATTAACAAAGTTCTCAAAAGGTGTTGTCATTATACTGTTTCCTCTATAGTCATCGTAACAGGAGACTCTAAAGCAGAAGAAGCATTAGGTAAGTCACAATTATATAATTCATTACCATTTGTGATAGTAAACCTATCTACCTCATTGCCAACACTAGCACGATAAGATGTAGCACTATTTTTAGAGATATTAAATACAACAAGTTTAGATGTATCCAGAACATCTGTTCCAATATCCACAATGCGAGTAGCACTACCATCCCACAAAGGAAAGGAAACAGTACGGGTAACAAATCCACCTAAGACATAATCTAAATTAGTAGTCACAGTGGTAACTTCTTTACCTGCCAAGTTAATAGCACTTAAACCAGTAAAGGTAGCTGTACCTTTTGGATCACTGTCAGCAACAACTAAAGTACGAGTGTTCGTTAATCCATTATTAGCTGTTGCCCATGAACCAGAGAATGTACCTGCAGCATCTCCTAGAATAGTACCTGCATTCATAACTATAGATATTAATCTCTGATCTGAACCAAGAGTAATAACATGGTTCTGAGCGGCTACACCTGAACGCAATCTAGCAGCAGGAAGGGTCTTGGTAATAACAGGATTATCATCAGCAATCCATACCACGACATTAGTAGTTGAAGTTGTAGCATTAGCTACTCGCTGTGCAGTAGCAGTTAGGTTAGTAGTACCAATGTTATAACCACCAGCTAATCTATTGACTACGACATTACCCATTACTGTTGGGGCATTTACAGTCAATTGAGAAGCAGAAGTCCACAGTACAGAATCCACATTCGTATAAGTAGCTGCAACAGTAGCCTGTTCTGTACCCTTCAGTGCAAATTGAGATGCTGGATATGTAATAACACCTGCTGTAACAACAGGACGAGTATTATTAAGAGCGAGAATATGTGTACCGTTAGTACCACCAAAATCGCTACTAGAAAATACATTACTCCAAGTACCATTCAAATTACGAATACGAGCTTTAGCAGGTAAGATTAATGGAGCACCAGTCCCGTAGCTACCTTGATCAGCTACAGTGACTTCTAGTGTATGGGCCAAGGTATCAGCAATTTCAGTAATACCTACAGCTGTAGTTGCTGTTAAACCGTTTGTGTAAATTACTTCTACTGCATCAAACAGTGTTGGAGAAGTAATAGTTAGATCTAATGTTTGACCTGCTGCGTGTTCTGTTTGACCTGCACCTTGTGAATAAGCATTACTAAACAACACAGACGAAACGACTGGTGCGGCTTCAATCGTTACTGTAGCAGTATCAGTTGCGCCATCACTATGTGTGGCTGTCACCGTATATGGGCTTGCACCTGTTAGTGTTATTGCGGCTGTCCCTTGCCAAACATCTGTCAAAGTATTGCGTGTTAAAGTTGCAGCAGTTCCGTTTATATCAACAACAGGCTTAAATGTTGATCCTGTAACCGCTAAAACCGACACGGTAATAGCCGTTGTTGAGCTAGTACAAGATTGCAGTACGTTATTGTCATCAGTCTTTACTTTGTTGCCGACGTTATCACTAATGCTTGTCGGGGTAATATCTGTTATAGCCACAAACCCACCACCACCACCAACATCAATCGTAACGGTATCGCCAGCAAATGTAGCATCAGCACCACTACCGACAATATCTACATTGCGTACTGTGGTTGGCGTACCTAAATTATTACCATTTTCTTTGAATTGAATTAGCGAGCCACCAATCGCTACACTAATATACGAATCATGCAAATTGACCGCTGACGGTGGCATTGTGAATGATTTTTCATAGACTGGTATGCCAGCAGAATCAAAAATCTTTGCAACATGGTATGTCGTTAAATCGTCAGGCTCTAATAAAAATATCGCAATGCCAAGATTATTTGTTGGCTTTTCTATTTTTACTAAATTGTTGATAGGCGGATAGGTGTCAGCAATAGATACTCTGCGCTTCTCAATGCGAGTCCGTGCAGAATTTAAAACGCCTAATCCCAAGTCGTTAGTAGATACCGTCAATGCGTAAGTAGCCATATCAACTCACTTAAAAATAATGTGCTTTTGTTCGGAATGTTTTACGAAGTGCATAGCCTTTTTCGGCTCTCATTTTTGAATCAGTAATAGCTGCATCAAATTGGCTTTGATAAAACGCAGACATATTGGGATTAGACCAAGTTTTTTCGGCCATAAGCATGAGATAAGCCAATGCGCCATGCTTAATCGCATCCTTGTATTCTTCAAAGATGATTTCATCAACGCCTTGAGCGGCCTGTGTTGGCTTTAGTGCAACAAGGATTCGGACGGGATAAACGCCAATAGGCTTTGGCACTAAGATTGCGGTATTGGTATTTTTAAGAAAGAAATATTGTGGTTCGCCTGATTGATCGCGCCATTCTTGATAGATTTCTTCCATATCGTCTTGTGTTTTTGGCTCTAGCTCACGCTTATTGACTTTTAGCATGAGCAGTTGCGCGATATTGTTATCGACGGGTGGTGATAAGTCGTACTCGTTGTCGTCAGCAACGGTGTAGAAACCGTCTAGCTCTTGACGCAAGAATAAAGACTTTTGGCAAAACTCAATAACTTTTTGGCGAATGGCTTCAACGATTAACGCCTTTGGACAGTCAGGTACATTAACCTGAACGTATGGCAACCATTGCGTATAAGGGACAATAGCCATGACTTAACCTTTTGATTTTGGATTTACCGCGCCATCGGATGATGCTTTTATCTGTAGTAACTGAAAAAACGTACTTAAATGAGAGCGAGCATCTGCATAATTTTGATTTTGCTTATCATCACCGCCCCACAACAAGTAAAGCATCCACTCTTGAATAGCAGAGGCAAAATAATCATCAACAGGAAACGCATCTGTGTCTGCGGTGATTGTTGGTAGTACACGAACATAGCTAATATCGACACCAATAATCGGAGATACTGGCGCAGGCGGGTAAACATAAAAATCTTTAGGGGTAATTGAATCGTAAAAATACTCATCAACCACTGTTTGTCCTGTCGTTTCATGCCAATCAGGGATAAGTGCATCTTGCACCAACATATCAGCCTTGCGAATCGCTCGACCTGCATCACTCAACCCGCTTTGTCCACGATTACGAATAACCTTTAAAAGCCTTACGCCGTCACTTGGCAATGTTTGTCGCGTTCCAGCAACTAGCAGCATCATAGTTGTGTATGACGCTGCATCGGGTCGATAACTAACCAATGCCTGTAACGCACTATTTATTGCTAATATTTTTTGCGTCAAAGAGAACTTAGTGTTATTGGGGTCATCAAGAGCAAAATTAACATTCTGCAAAATAACTGAACACAGCATAAATCACCTTACGTCATTCTTGATTTTTCATCGCTTGGCGAATTTTTATCTGTCTCGCCTTTTATGCCGAGTAGATTAAAAAATATCTCTTGTTTTTTTAGTGCCGCTTGATAATTCGGGCTTTGCTCGTTGTCGCTACTCCATAATGAGTAGAGCATCCATTCTTTAACGGCAACAGAATATAAATCATTAATTGGGAATGTATCGGCGGATACGACATCAGGAATAGATCGCTGATAGATAACCTCAACGAATTTATCGGACGCTGAACCTATGTGCGGATACACCCAAAACACACTTTGATTGCTTTGCTCATATCCATACTCTAAAACATCATTGCCCGTGACATTATGCCAATCAACAACCCTGTCACTAATTCGGTTTAAGTCCATGAGCCGAACTGATTTACCCGTAGTAGTTCCACCAGAGCCGCTTTTATTTCTAATAACACGAATAAGTCTAACGCAGTCACTTGGCAGAGATTGTTTTGTGCCTGAAACCAATGCGACGTTAGTAGTGGTTGCTGCGGAATCAGGTCTATGTAGTGAAACCGCTCTAATAGCTTCATTAAGAGCTTGTTCTTTTTGCGATAACGAATACACCACATCGTTGGGGTCGTTCGTTATCGTTCTAACAGTATTTAAGATCGCACTACATAGCATGATTATTCACCCGCTTTTGCGTTGGCTTTGGCAATATCTAGGGCTTCTTTGGCATCATTCACCAAACACCGCAAACACTCACGCACCATTGCCGTTGCTGACATAGTGGCTTTTAAGTCTTTGCCTGTATTTTGCTTATAAATAGCATTGATGGCTTTTTTGTCTT